GTAACTAATGTCCCGCCAAGTTTCAATCCGTTAGATGTATCGTGTGAAGCGACATCAAAATCAATTGCTCCATCCGATATCGTTACATCTCTATCTGCATTGATAGATATTGCAGGAGTTGTGCCAACAGTAGAACCCAGCCCTATGACCAGATCATCAGCAGAATCATCAAGACCAACATAAAAGTCTTGGGCATTGCCATCAAAGACAACCTTCTGATCCTCTGCTCCACCATCACCTACTGTTAAGTTCCCGCCAACTATAAGATCGGTAGTAAATCTCCCAGTAGTATTGACATCAAGAGCGTATGAAGGGCTGGTATCACCAATCCCTACCATTTGATTTTTCAGTGTAATAATGGCACTGCCATCTACAGCGAGGTCAGCCCTAGCATTACCTGCGCCATTTTGAATTTGGAAATTTACAGAATTGGAAGCATTATTATCCATTTCAAATATCTGGTCGCCAGAAGAAGTCTCCATCTCCAAAGTATTACCGAGATTAATTTTACTGACATCAATGGCTGCATCAGATGCTACATCTGCATTAGCAATAGTACCGTCAAGAATTGTAGTGGTGGTTACTGTACCTGATCCACCCTGTTGTGTTGATGCAAAATTATTTAACATTATTATTTCCCTCTAGTAATATCCGCCAGTGTTCATAACCCGCAGCTCTGAACCTGAATGACGATCTTTATTATCTTGAAATTGTATATCGTCTATTGCTTGCTTAAAAGCTGTCGCCCATAGCTGAACCCTTGCATCATTCATAATAAAAGGCTCTGCTTCCAATAATACTCCATATAAATATACATCTGGATTATTAGTCAGCATATCATTTGTAGTTGCTGAATCAGACAGTGCTGTAAAGGTCTTATAATAAAGCATTGATGTAGTATAAACGGCGTCTGGATTCGGACCCAATCTCACATTATCTGCTATGATGGTAAATACTTCTGGCTTACCACGACCGCTTCCCGCCCATATTCTAGTCATCATTTCTGGCGTAATATAAGCCAGTGGTGTTAATGGGTCAGTCGTGAGGTGAAACTCCTTCATCTGCACAAATCCAGTAGGTAAGGAATATTCCCTTGTGCCAGCAGAGGTAGAGATTGCTGTAGACACAGTTTCCATATCCCTGGTACGGAGAATACGATTAAATCGAGCCTCCGCCAGAGTGATGAACTCTGGTATCCTATCCGTAAGATCGCTTCTGTCTAACCAGTTAGCCGCCGCAGTCTTTAACTGCGCGAACGTGCCGATCGCCATTAGACGTGAACAAGCCTCATGCTTACATTAGAACTACCTACCCTCTGGTGGTGCATATACTGAGATACACCTTGCCCTGAGAATTTAGGCACGTTAATGAATGTAAGGCCCGCCGCTAATTTCAGATCATTTGCGGTACTGACAGATGCACTTGAGGAAGAAGAGAAGTTAAAATATATCTCCCCATCTGTATGGACACCAATTATTTTTGCGGATGTAACATTCGTGGCTGCGGCGGAAGAACCAACTGTAACCACGCTTTGCACATCCCACCTGTTGAAACTACCGTCATCGCTTCGTCTATACATGATTTATACCTTAAATGTTTGTGGGTGCTACTTTGAAATACTTGTTATCGGGGTCGTTAAGATACCGTGCAAGCAATTTGGAGTCTTTTTCAATAGCCCCATTTGTATCTTTCATCCACTGTTCCCATACATTAAATGGAACAGAGGCTGCATGGTGCCACTCCCCGCGCTTGCCCACGGACAGCTTATCACCATAATCGTTATACCTTCTCTTATTCGCTTCTACAATAGGCTCTGCATCTTGTACAGTATTTATTGTAAACTTATCACCGGCCTCATCTATGTGTAGATCAGTACGTCTATGCCCCCAATTACCAATAACTGATTTCTTAGACATATCCTATATTCCCTACTTTTGGTGCGCCATCAGAAGGATCATTATCAACATATGCCTTCTTTAGCCAGCCTACAGCATCTTGAGGCTCTTTAGGCTCGGTGGATTTCTTCGCAGATTTCTTACCCTTCACCATTTTATTAGCGATGGATTCAATTTCCTTGTCGATATTTTTCATCTATGCTCCATTTTGACTTAATACAATCCTGTCAGTTAATGTAAAGTTTCCAGATACGCTTACACGTTCCTCGTCTACCCAGAATGGATGAACCATATGATCTAGAGTAGCGGGAAACATGAGTATCAAATTATTCTCCGGGGTAACATTCCAACCATTAACACTAAGTGGACTTATAGACTCCCCGTACTTAAATACTATCTTTCCAGCATCTTGGACATTAGAATTAGCCTGTTCTTCAAATATCTTCTCAGGCACATCCAGATAGACAACAAAGGAAACAATACCATGATGCTGATGTGGCGGATTATGATCGTACCGTCTTTGATAGTTTATCCACAGAGTGTCCAGACTAACATCTAAATCTTCCTTTCCCGGTGCAAAATTCACACGGCCACCATCGTAATGGTAAACCATGAAATCAAACCACTGGAATAGTATTTTCAGGAACTCAGGGAAAACCTCCGCCATGTACTCATTACCGTAATCATAAGAACCGCCGAAATACATATTACCGGCTAGCTTTTTATTGTATTCGTGATCCTTATTCCTGATCTTCTTCCCTTCTTTGAGAAGAGACTTTCTCAATTCCTCAGAAATAAAGTTCTGGTAAATGCACGGCCCAAATGGAAATACTACCTTCCCGCCGTATTCGTCCTGTATGTTAGGACAGTTGGTTTCTAATTCACGCATAAGTAGGGGGCAGGTTGCCCCACCCCCTTAGTACCTATTTACGCAGCACAATCCGCAAGGATTCCGCTTGACTTCTCGTTCTTGGAAATCAAGCCATACTCAGCAAGCAACAACTGCTTATGAGCATCACCAGTTTTCGCAAGTTCGACAGTCTGGAAAGGTCTAAGCCAACCCATGGCCCAGAAATCCATATCCAGAAAGAAGACGTGCTCAGTCGAGTTCATATTTCGATCACTCACGATTTTAAACGTGCCAAAATCGGAAACATAAACGTCAACTGCGGCTACAACATGAGCAGGTCCATCACCCTTAGTTTCAGTTCTAAGAGATGATACAGACTGAGCCAAGTCAGAAATAGCCTGTTTGATTGCAGGTGGGCACAAGATTAGATCAGGGTTACCACCAGCTTCATAGCAGTCTTTGATAACATTCTTAATGCCAGCTTCCGTAATAGAAGCAGTAGCAGTAGATTCTGTCATCGCAGTCGTGCCTGTTGCACCGGCAGCCGGTGAACCCGATGTTGGATTCATCGACACATAGTTGGTAGCAAGCCACGCAGGAACACCAGCAGTTGCACGGGCAGCGGTTGAGCTACCAGCACTTCTTACGATGTTCTGAAGTAACATGGATTCCATGTCTCTTTTCATGCGCTTGCCATTTTTAGCCAACTGGTAAGCCTGATGTTTGCCGTGTCCAGCATAATTGACGGCATCGTCAGTTCCGGATGTTTGATTGACGTATTGACTTATTTGCGCGTAATTCCCTAATCGCGTTGGGAGTACCCGTGCGGTAGCAGCAATGCTGTCATCGCCTTCAATTTTTCGGTTAGCTGCACCAGCAGTAATCGAGTCTGTCTGCCATTCAAAGAAAGTATTATCAACACTTGTCTTCGCACAACCTGACATGAAGGGGGTATCCAAGGGCGCGATATTGTAGATCACGTCAGATAAATCTTCACGAATCGCTACGGAACTATACGTTAGTGACGTATTTGTAGCAATAGCCATTTATTTATCTCCTTGTTAAGAATTAAACATATCTTCCAAAATAGAAGCCGCATCATCGACATGGCCTGAACCTTGGAGACGCTTCATTTTCGCAGCACGTTTAGATTTTGAGGTAGTTTTACTTGTAGTGCCTGTTCCAGACCTTATAACTTTAGGTTTGTTTTTCAGCTTCTTCGATTTTACATCAGAATTATGTAATTGATCGTATTTTTGAGCTTTCAACAAAACAAGTACAGATCGGTGATCAACAAGACTGTTGAGTTCTTCTTCCGTAAAACCTTGTCCTTTTGCATAGGATTGAAGATTAGCGGCCAACTCTTTTTGTTTCTCTGGATCAGACCACTCTGGAATAGCTTCAACTAACTTACCTTTTTCAACTTGCAGCATTTGATGCTGGGCTTTGTTCATTTCAGCCTGTTGAATTTGCTGGGCCTGCGCCCGCTGGTTATGCATCACCTGAACCTTTTCCTGAGCCTCTCTATACTGTTCCCTAGTTGTAACATACTCTATAGGATCATTCTCCCTCAACGTATTCCAATCTATATTGGAAAACTTCTCTAACTCGGCACCATGATTTGAAATGACGTTAGTTAGAGCTTCCATGTACTGCTGACGCTCTTGCTGAATCTGCTGTACTTCGGAATTGTACTGCTGTTGCAGTGCTTCCATTTCCTTTCGATCAGTAGCAATTTCTTGCGTCTTTCGGGTATAATCGGATTGTCGGCTATAGCCGCTAAGAAGTTCGTCAAGGGATACTGCTACTTCTTCACCATTTACGGTGACAGCATACAGTTCCTCTTCCTCTTCACCTTCCGTTTCCTCAGATTCCTCTTCACCTTCCGGCTCTTCTTCCTCTTCGGTTTCCTCCTCAAATGATTCGTCTTCCGCTACGGGTTGAGACTCTTCCTCTTCAGTAGGTGTGGCTTCCTCAGTTTCCGGTGTTTCCCCTTCGGGTTCCGTCATTTTGAGTAATGCCGCTTGTGCTTCCCATAAACTACCGGGTTGCAGTTGATCTTCGTGTGCTTGCGGGGCAGGCTGCTTATCCGCCATAATTAAATTCCTCTATCAGATGTATGGGTGTTGCTTTTCTAGAATCTTGTTCATGTGGCCCGTTTCTATAATGGACGTTATATGACCATGAATTCTATCAAGCAGTCTCATTGCAAGCCAGATTGATTCTCTAGCTTCCAAATCTGTTGAACCGCTACTACTCCATCGGTTCATTAAATCTTCTTTCAGTACATCAAATGCTTCTTCAAACAGCGGGTTATCAACTAGAGCCTTTGCTCTGTGTTCCCTTAATTCGTTATCCATATTTGATTAAACTATCTCCCTGTTCTTTTTGGCGGGCGACCACGTTTGCGCCCGTATGATCCTGGTCCTGTCGGCATTACGTTCTCCCTATAGCTACGGCGCGTTTCTGCTCACGCTCAATGTTAATTTCCTGTTGCTTCAGGCTAGTATCTATCTGCAACTTCTGCTGCTCCTGTTGCAGTTTCTGAGCCTTGATCTGAACCTCTGCGGCCTTGATCTTCAACTCTTCCTGTTTCACTTGAGCTTCAAGCAGTTTAGCCTGTTCTTCAGGTGATGGACCCTCTCCCTGCTGTGGGGGCATCTGGGATGGGTCAGTCAAGTAATCACTGACATTCTGGAACCCCATAGCCTTAACAAGAGATGCGCCAAGATTGTACATATTTTGTACGCTGACAATCGGTAACCCACCCTTCATGGCTTCACCAGCAAATGACAGCATCTGAGATAGATGCATCATCTGTTGATCTTTATTACCGCTACCAAGGGCTACGCTAACCGTGCAGTCATACTTCTCGCGCCATACATCTGGCCTAACGGGAACCCATTCATTAGCCAGCATTATCATACGCTCTTTATCCTGATTCTTGTATAGCAATTCGTATATACAAGTCATCAGTTCTTTTACGCCTGTCTCAGCAAAGTTCCGGGCGATTAACTCGACCCTACTTTGTGCGGCAGTCATAACAGCGTTGACAGCGGTGGCTGTCGTGTGAGAGGTTAGGGCATTTTCATTCATGCCCTGTGACATTCGTGAAACACCCGCTCTGGACTCTCTTACACCATCCAGGTATTCAAGCATCTGGAAGGTGTAAGGTTCAAGTGGGGGCGTAGTCAGAGGAGTGACAGCATTGGGGGATTTTACTCTAACTATGCCGCCCGGTCTTTGTGTGAGCAAATCATCTAGGTTTGCTTGGCCTTCAAGAACTGCGTACCTACCGAAGTTCATGTTGTACATATTGTCCATCAAATTTCGCATCAGGGTGCTTTTCATTAGCTGCAAATCCATAATAAGATCAGCAACTGACAGGCCAAAGAATTTATGCGGTATCTTTACAGGGGTAATAGATACGAAAGGTATTTTATCTATTTCATCATTCTGTAGAACCTTGTTACCAATGGTGCAAACTTTTCTCAGTTCCGCAATACCATCGCCATCGAAATCTGTTTTCAGGAAACTTTCATACAACCAGTAATTCATCAGCGCTTCTTCGGATGAGAGATCACCCTCCAGGAATCCGAAATTAGAACTGTTATCATGCTCGAATCTGGCTTGCCTTTCTCCAGTGAACTCGACCATGTCTTCGCCACCAGAACTTAAATCCTCTGGACCCAAGTCCTGATCTGGATACATCTCCCTTAATTCGGATAATGTTTTCTTTACCCTATGACAAACGAACCTGGCATCCTGTATACTTTTAGCTTCTCTGGAAATAAGGAATTCTGAAGGCGGAACATTCTCAATCTTGATTCTTCCATCGTAACTCTTTCTTTTAATTACAACATCGTGATAAGGCTGTCCATTTTCTTCAGATTCAGTATGCTCTACAACCTCTACCTCATCACTTGAAATCAAGGACATCAAAGCCATTTCATCTAAGTTATGATATTCTTCCCGCTGCTCCTCATCGTACTCATCCCACCAGACCTTCACTATTCCATTCTTAGATAACAATGCGTCTGTGAACCATGAGTAAAGAATTTCCCAACCCGGATTATCTTTTGTAAAGACATAATTAACGTAGTCCGTAGCCTGTTTAGCCATTGGAACGTCTTCCGGTCCATGAGGGTTGAACTTAACCATTTCATCCCCAGACGCAAACACGCGCATCAGCGATGGTTTAATCCACTCTATAGTATCCTGTACGGTAGAATCTACAAACTGACTTCGGCCTTCTACTTCATTGCCAAAGGGCTGACCATAGTAATATTCCATAGCCATTTCCCTCTGCTTCGATATCTCATCATCGTAGCCAAGGGCATCAGTTATTTCATTCCTGATCCTGCCTAGCAGTTCGTCTTCAGTAATTTTTTCGTGTGCCATTAAACGATTCCATAATTCCTATATGTTACGTCTGCTGTCCATGAGGGGTCTTCCCCCGCTATAGCAAAACGCTGGGATTGAAACGCATATCTTGTTGCGCTCATAAGGTCATCCCGTAAAGGAACCACCTTTCCATCTTTCCTATGATACATCCTGAACTCTTCAAACCAGTCTCCAAGAGTATTAAATACTTTAAACTTACCAGCCTCTACCTTTTGAAGCATTGCCATCAAGCCCTCTTCTATTGAATTAGAACCTTTATCCGTACCTAATGCCGGAGGATTGGTAAAATGCTGTAGCATAAAGTTACATCCTAAATTTCTATACTGATCAGCCAGTCCTGGGTTTCCCATACTGTCCCTGCGATTTCCGTCATGTGGGTAGGCTATGGGAATAAAATGCGGCCTCATTCGTATATTTTGCGCATGAACCGTAGGACTTGCTTTGGAAGCTCTGTAGCAGTCGTAGATGTAAAAGGTTTCGCTCTCGTTGTCTACAGCACACCAAACCATTGCTGTTGGGTGATCCCACCCGAAATCTATCGCAGCTATTCTAGGCCAATGATCTTCTATCCTTATTGGGTCGATCATTATATCCTCTTCTGATACGGGGAAGACAAGGCCTGAGCCAATAGATGGTCTTCCGTATCTACGCATCTCCCTCTCATGCGGGGAGTATGCTGAAAGAATCTGAGTCATCACCGTTTCGGACAGGTGACCTGGTTCGCCATTCATGGACATAATTCGCTCTGAAGCATCGTCCCATGTAGCGTTAGTCAGGGATTGGCCTGGTTGAATACGGTTCATAAAGGAAGCCACCGTCTCTGTCATTCCATTTTCTGGAGTGAAGGTCATATAGACCATACCCCTTCTATCCAGTGTTCTCGTCACCGCTTGGCTGTATAGCTCTCGGCTAGGCTCTTCATCCAGCCAGACACAATCTACTGATCTACCCTGCCATTTCTCAACACCCATCTCGTAGGCCTTGAAGAATAAAGAAGAGTTCCCGCCGCTAACATGGCGCACTAAGGCTACCGATTTGGCGTTAGGAACACCGGGTTTGCGTTCGGTTTTTACTATTGTTTTTTTAGGCACTGCGCCTGAACCGAAGGCTTCCGGGTCATCTGGGGAACCCAATAACTCCGCCTGTACAATGTCTCTTGTTGTCTCGTTAGATACTCCGCCACACCACGCAGTAATGGGCTGGTTATATCTACGGCCTTTCCACCACTTGGGATATAGCCCAGTAAGGTGGTACGCTACCTCTGCTGCACCACAATATGATTTGCCTATACGGTTGGCGGCCATCAGTAGACGCTGGTTGCAATCCGCACCAGTTTCGTGAAACGCTAGTTGGTACGGGTAGGGATCGTAGAAGTCGATCTTGTTAAACCGTTCCCTCTGCCTGATCTCCCTAGCTATCTCTACCGCTTGTTCTAATTCTGTTCTGGTATGCGCCATCTCTATATCTTTATTAAGATACTTCAACCCCGTTTATTATTGTATCTTTGTATTGGCATATTAGTCCCTAAACATCTCGAAGGCTCTCCTCATATTATAATCCCACATACTTGTATCGAGTTCTTGCATTTCATCAAGCCAACCCGGATAAGGTTCTAATTTTCTCTTAGAGCTTTTAATAGCTTCTTCATAGAAAGGGTTATAATATTTCGCCCTTAATTTATTATAAAATGGGTCTAACTTCTCTTTCCATCTATGGGCTAATCCATGAGTCCCCTCTTGACCGGCCGCCCCACTTACAGCCCATATATTTCTAATATCTCTGGGAGAGCCGCCCAAACCTGTTGGCCTTCCATGATGGGTTTCTACTGTTAATTGTGGTTGATTAAGCTCCCATAGAGGTTTAGCCGCCTTAAATCTCTCCCCTCTTAATTTTAAATTTTGACGAACAACATAAAATAACTTCTCGTATTCAGACCTTGGTATGTCTCTAATCCCTAAACCAGCCCTATTTAGATAACTATAAACTTGCTGTAATGCTAAATTATCCAAATAAGCATCATCTAAACCAACTATCTTCTTTTGTATTTCTGGATTTGAGGAAACACTTACAGCCCTATTCCCGCTACTTAATCCGGGTATATCTTCATCGATATGAGCATATGCTTTATTCCTGCTTCCGGGATTAGTTTTCCACCAATGTATCTTTCTCATTATATATCCGACTTCATCATCGGACATATTATCAACATCAAAACCCTCTGGGTGTGTTCTAGTTTTATAAGTGCTTAAAAAATCCCTTTGTTTTGGAATGTTTCTGCGCTGACCCCGCTGAGTAAAGTGACTTTCAGATATTTTAAGATGTTCTCTTCCCTGATTACCTCTAGGAAGAACCATAAATTCATCACTATTTCCAGATTTTATAGCATCGTCTGCTTTTTTTATTGTATCGTAATGTACTCCGCGACCGATTGGGTGATCGGGTAAATCTAATTTTTTAGATTCCTCTTTTACTTGTTTGTGGTTTAACCAATCCGGACCCTTTGTTCTAACCTTTATAAGCCATTGCCCTATATTTGTTATAGGTTCTTTAGCAATATCCTTTACTCTTCCAGCTATTAGGCCGAGTGGGAGCGGACCCGTAGCAGCATCTAATACAGAAAGAAACATACCTCCGGGCGATATTTCATGGAGAGGGGCATCCGTTTTCATTAGAGATGTTTTCGCCCAAGGTGCCAATAACCTTATAAATGGACTATTTGCAAACTCTCCAGTAAATCTATTAGGATAAGATGGACCTATTGATGTACCATCACCAAACATCTGAGGGTTGGCGGCTCTCTCCCTATAAAATTCCTCCCATGTACTATATCCTGCTGGGGGCATTTCAGTTTACCAGATCAGGTATTTCCGATATGGAGCTAGACCCTGTTAGGGCCTCCAGTTCTCTCTTGAGTTCATCAGTAGATGCAGTCTCCACATGGGAAATTTCTGTTTGGACCTTCTCGGTCGGTTTAAGGCCAGCCCTGTCCAGTATATCCTTTACTGCTCCAAGCCGCACAGACTCGCTCTCAGCGCCTTCAGAGAGGGATTTAAGCTGGGTTAGGGCACCGGGCACGCAATCCATTATCATCTTCTTGGTGCGCTCCTCAATCTGAGCCTCAAACTGGTTCTTTAGCTCATGCCCCCGTTGCTTGGGATGAGAGTAACCAGCGGTGGACGCAGCTTTAGCGGCATTGCCGTGTAGGCAATACTGCTCAATAAATGTTTCCTGTTTAGCGGTTCTCAAATCTTCTCCATTTGCGTTCATCTTCAGTTGATGTTATTGCGGGTATACTCCCGCTCCAAAGCCTTTCAGGAACCGCAGAGACTTCTTTAATCATTTTACCGACCTGCTCATCTATATCGGGTTTTTCTGTTTTTACAAACTTCTTATCCTTAACCGGCTTTATACCCACCTGTTTTAATATATCGTTTGAGTATGTAAATGATCCACTATTTACGGTAACAAATCCCTTGGGAAGTCCAGTATTCAACACAGCCCTTGATGCTCCCTTGAGCAAGTCAAGTTCATCAAAAGCAAGAATCCTAGATGTACCGGTACGAGGGTTAAGCAGTATTGCCGCTGGTGTACTTGCAAGCATAGGGTTATCAGAGCCACTAACCACATGATAGAGAATATACTCCTTACCGCTTATCGTAACTTCTCTTACATCTGTACCTTGAGACTGTATTCTACGACTTCCCCTAAGACCGAGTTTAGGGAATTTCTCATCGATTTTGGAGAGCATGGGATAGTCCTTTGCAGCATCTCTTGCTATATCCGCCTTTTTAATCGTAGTTTTTGTAGCCATAATGCGTTTAAGGGTATCCGCATTAAACTCAATAGGGTCTAATGAGTTATACTTATTTACCTTGTGCGCATTAGCGCCAGGAGGAGGTTTGGAGAACCATACAACCGAACCCGGCTTTGTCTTGGTAAAATCAAACCTGTCTCCCCTAGCAATTCTTACCCATATATCACCCACCATTTCATAGGCAGTTTTAGGTCCAGTAAACAGTTGCGCTGGGTTCTCGGTTTTAAGTCTATTATTTCTAGGCCCAGCCATAGAGCTTCTTCCAGGGTTACCGCCAAAGGCATAGACATTATCTCTACCCTCTAGCTTCATGGTCTTGGCCATATCTTCTATAAGATATCTTAGTTCGTGCAGGGGAATATCTCCCTGTATAACAGTCTGAAGTTCCTTGGGTTTTGGTATGCCAAAAACTTCCAGCTTTCTGGGATAATAATCAACCAGTATTGCGCTTAATTCTGGTGACGCAGCTTCTCCAGCCCTCAGCTTCATGGCATAAGCCTTCTCAAGTTCCGCCACAAGCACCTTTTCGAGATGCTCCCTTTTATCTTTCGCTAAACGAGGGTTGTCCAGCGCCTTTCTATAAGCCTGTATTTTCTTAACAGCTACTGGAGATAATCCATGCTGACGGAAAATAGCGGCGGCTCTGGGGCTAAAAACCCCCTTGACAGCGCTTCCAACAGCCCTGGTAATAGATGCCGTGGTCTGAAATAACCTATCTAAAGGATGCGAACCATAATAACCTCCGACCTCTTTCATGCCTGGGGTAATTTTCTGCACTCCTGTAGAAACAGCATCTACCCAATCGCCCGCACCCTCTGGTGATCTCCTCTGATCAATTAAAAAATGTGTACCGAGACTCCTTCCAAACCCGGTTCCTAAATTAAACAGACTCTTGAACAGCCCCGGACCCGCAAACTGTGACCCGGTATAAACCGCAGTTCCCACTTCAGGGCCTGCTATATCAGTGGCTTTCTTTCCCAGCCAGTTAAATGGGACATCGATATATTCACCACCAGTAGCTACAGCCCCTACAGAACGATCTAATGCGGGGCTAGATAGGCCTACCGCTCCAGGCAGATCATATCTCTGCACATCCTCAATCGTCTTTGTCGCCTCTTCTCCAGAACCCGTTTTGATCAACTTTCCCGCTCCAGCCATACCAGCTACAGCAGTTTGACCCAATTTCAGTATAATGGTTGCAGGGAGTTGCCAAGCAGCATTTCCTATATCTTTGGCTAATTGGAAACGTAAGCTAGTAATGTACTCCTCTTGAGTCTCTCCCCCAAATGATTCTTTCTCAGCATCGATAATACGGCGAGCGTCATCCTCAGACTTACGCCTTTTCTTTAGTCTACGTATCTCGTCAAAATATTCTTCTTCATTCATCGTAAAAAGTAAACTTCAGCCCAGATTGCGGTTCCAAATACAGAACCAAGGATTGCCACTATCACAAGGAAGGGAAATAGATACTCCTTCATTTTCATTTAAATATGTACCATGTCAGCAAGCTGGCCGCAGTAATGTCAACGCATATGGACCAGCAGATATAACCCCTCAAGAACCACTTAGTCAATCTGGAAGCTAGAACCGCATCCGCACGAACTGGACCCAGTAGGGGGCGTAAAATGGAATGTAGGTCTAAAAGGATCATCTATGTAGTCCATCTCAGCATCACTCAACAATTCCAAAGAGGTGGGGTCTGAGAAGATTGTGTCCGATAGCATCTGAGCATCTTGCGGTATCTCTGTGGTGGGCGATAGCTTTATTTGATAGCCGGAACATCCGCCACCTTCTAGATGTATCCCTAAAAAGCCTTCGCCATTTAGGGTTGAATCTACCTTGGTCTGCGCTGACTCTGTTATTGTCACCCAGGGCCAAGCAATCCCCGTGGCATTCCACCACCATTCATGGGCATCGGAGGACCACCCTGCGGTATTCCAGGGGGTAAGTCAGGACCGGGTTGACCGCCCATGCCGGGAATATTCATTCCGGTTGGAGGGGTCTGTGGCATCTGTTGACCACCACCTTCTACGGCCGCCATAATCTGCTCAGGAGGCATCCCAGCCGCCATAAGCTGCTGCATAATCGCATCACCTTCAGCCTTTAATTCGGCTAGTCTTGCTAACATTTGTTCCATCAGGATAACTCCTCGTTTAGTTTATGTATCGAATCAGATACTTTGGACGTAAAAATAAAAGGTAACAACCCATGTACCACAGCAATCAAGGACAAACGAGATAATCTGTAAGCCAGCGTCAGTGCGTACCATAAGTGCAAACTCCAACTCATGTTATTTTCTTTTAAATGTTTCACTCTACTATCCTTGCCACGACCGGCTTGCCTTCTTTGTTCAACTTCAGCTCGACGGAACGCTTCTCGCAAGTAAACCTCGTCTTGCCGGAGGCCGTGTCCTTCCAGCCATTTCTTTTTAATGTACGTTTCATGCTCAAACATCCAGACATTCCCATCTCAACCCACTGACCACTGTCGTTCTCATAGTGCCCCATCCACTCCTTTAGGTTATCGTTCATATATAGCAGTAGTACAAACATGACTTCCATTAGTGTGCCGCTCCATTGCTGAATTTAATTTGTGCAACCTTATCCTTTAGTATCTCTACTTTAGATTCCAGAGCCTCTATTCTCTGACGGTAGAAGTCAAGGGTAAGCGCCTGTTGTCTATCGAATGGAGCATTTCCATCCTCAATATTTTTCAACAGCTTTTCAAACTCACCAGATAAATGCTCGATCAACATGAATTGTTCAGCATCTGCTGGCAGGGAGCCTAGCTCACCTCTTGGCCACTTTTCCGAGAATATGGAGTTCTTGGTGACATCAGCAGACATGAGTATCTGATTAGTTTCTACCACATTAAGCCTTTCAAGTATCCCAAAGTAACCCCACGCCCCTACACAAACTGTACCTATTAAACCTATCAAGTTTCTTATAGGCATTCCAACGCTAGTCTTATCGCTAAGACTAACATCATCAGTCATATGGGTTTCCCTTTGCTGTCTGTTCTGGGGAATCTTCAGCTAACCACTGGAATATGGCTTCGTGCTGAACCATGATCTCGTTATCTACATTACGCAAATCATTGTCAACCTGTTCTAATCTTTCGATAGCCTTCCATAACTCCTCAACCTTAAAGTTAAGGACATCAAGGCCTGACACCGCTCTTTGTATCTCAGTCTGGAATTGATCTGACTTATCTACAAGACCAGACAACCTTTCCACTTCTGAGGATAAACCACTAGCCCACCATATAGCACCAACAGACTGGGCGATAAGAAATAAAGCTAGAGTTATTACTCTTGAGTCTACGTTCATTATGTCTTCGGAGCCTCATTCTCTGCGCCCACTGGATGGTCGGGAGGCCTGATGAATTCCTGCCGACCCTCACCTGAAAGTGCAATGCACGTTTGCTCATCTGTAATAACCAACACACCAGCCAAACCAGTATCTGGGTTCTCAATGATTGCAACCCGCTGGTTCTGGAAAGGTGACGCGCTGAACGTCATAGATATGTGAACACCATAGTCAGAAATCAATGCGCCCATGAGAGCAGCAAAATGATGTTCCTCTACTGTGGCTGGTAAGCACATAGCTGGGAATGGAATCATTTGTTTAACCATCCCTTCAGGTGGTTCAGCAAAGGCATTCAAGCCCAATGTAAATGAGCATAGAATAGCCCATTTAAATAGGGTCTTCATAAGTAATTCCTAATGTATAGTGAAAATACCCACTGGTGAGTGTATACAATATACGTAATACGTAAGAAAAAAAAAGGGGGTGCCTGGGGGGTTAAGAAGGAGTGCCAAATGCAAGCTCTGCCACCTCGGCCAGTCGCACCAGATGAGGCGATTCCGCCTCGCGTAAAAGACAAGTCCCCCTATCGCCATATGATGGCACACAGGATGGACAGGATGAACCAGGATAAACGGAATGGTTCAAATGAATGTGTGGGTGTGGGAAAAAAATATCATTGGTCTATTGACATCTGCCACACGTTCCTGTACTGTGCCCATTCTTCCACACAAGCTATGGGATAACACAAATGGACGATAAGACAATCGCTGTACTCACAGCACTCAAGACAATCAGACTGTACTGTGAAGAGCAAGACACTGAAGTACTGGACTTGATTGATGAATTATCAGATGCTAATGACAAGTCTGATAATGCATTTATTGACCGGCTGTACGCTCATCACCACATTTGGGGTAAGGTCGGCACCAAAGTCGGCACCATGATAAACGATACCCTGTTTACTGCACTCGACTTGGAGCAATCATAATGACTGCAATCACTGGCGA